CCCGCTTTTGACACGGGATCTTTATCTCTCGCAGTTTACTGTGATAGGTTTAACCCTAAGAACAGTCTCCTGAGAGGATTAGAGACAAGGCTCCTACCCCCATACATACTGTGTATGGTCAGTGGTGTACTTATGCTAATCCAATAAAGTGATGGCTAAGAATGAATACTTAATGATAAGTTAAGTACTAAATCTTACCATTAACTATTCAGGAAATGATTTACGGAACTCAAAGTTGAGAACTTTGATTCCTTTCTTCACCTGTAATAACCTATATTGGGTATTTACTTGCTGTTCTTCTAGCTGCCATTCCACCCGAAACTGTCGACCTAATTTACTCATAGCAGTTAGACTTTGTTTGCTTTTTCTTTCTCCTTTTCCAAGGAGTAAAGGATCAGTAAGAACAAGAAGATCAACAACTTTCTCAAGGTTGTATGATCTTGTATCTAACTGGTTATTCATCTCTTCAAGGGATTTCACACTATTCTTTAGTGCGTGTCCTATAGGAGAAATAACTTTTAAGTTATTAGGTAGGTGATCTAAAATCATCATTGATTCTTTGTGAAACAGTGATAGCTTTTTAAGATTACCATATATGACTCCGTTCAATACTAAGGAAAGGACTCGTGAAATTTCTTCACGAATTACCTTTTCATTTGGTATTACATATGATGTTCCTCGAGAAACAATGCTAATATACTCACGTAATTCGGAGTATGTTGCTTGTTTATCAAGTCGCATCATAAAACGGAAGTCTTGTAGAATCGACTCCAGATTTCGTAATGATTTATGAAATTTAGGGTGGCGATGGTAAAGCGCTAAACACATCTCAACGCTAGTCATAAAGTTCATGGGTAGATAATTTCGGCAATACAACTCGTATATAAACTGAAACACAGTAATTGGATTACTGTAATTTTGGGTTATACCACGTAGTTGGAAACCTGTAATTTCTTTCCCATGTTGGAATCATCTTTTAGCGAATTCATATGTATCTGTTGATACGTGTGATTTTTGTTTAGAGATTGAGACTCCAATATGCTGCATTAGTTCCTGATATTTTTCTGCAAGCAGATCATTAGTTATCACAATGTCATCCCCTAACATTATATAATTGTTAGTTGGGTATTGTCCAATTTGCTTTGCTGCAAATTGAATGATCATGTGATGTGCTAATGTAAACATGGCTCAAGAGCTTTGAGCACCCATAGGTTGGCCAATTGCATATTTATAATATGTAATGGTTTTTCCTTCTTGGAATGCAAAAGGTTCTCTGATCATGCAACATTTCCATGCAAATGCAACATGTTTATCTAACATTTCTGTTAATAAATCTTGTTGTATTTGTATTGGAAATCGATCTGTAGCTGCAGTTAAATCTAAGGATCAATAATGGTTTTCACCGTCTCGTTTTATGTAAGGATCTTGAGTAAATGTTCTATCTTGACTAAAATGTCTCAGTTTGTTGAATAGTTGATCAGAAATCAACTTTAGACAACATTGAGATAAATAATCAAAGATAGCTATTACTCTAGATTTACCTTCTGGATCATGCACTATTGATAGACGCCTATTTTTGAGTCCCTCTTTAATATTGGGTACGTATCATCTGAAATCTTTCATACATATTAATGTATGTGTGATACCAGATATTATACGTATAAGGTATAAGGTAGAAATACCTGTATACTTTCACCAATGGGACATTGACGTCATCAATGCGTGACCTAGTGGTCCTGACTTATTAGTCATGTAATACATAGATGGATGGTAGCTGGTACTCTCAAGAGTAAGCTTGAAATCTTTAACAAATTCTTTCGTGAATTGTTTGAATTCCGAAAAGTTTGATTGTCCAATATATGGATCAGTCAAAGTATTGAATTTAGGTTTGGTATTATAAATTAGAGTTCGTGTTACGTTTAAGAGCGTAAAAACGAATCTAAGTTTATAAACTTCTCCTGAATCAATGAATTGTTTTAGGAAATCAAGTCTCTTGGGAAATCCATTGATCAATCTGATCTTTCTTTCACAAGTAGAAAGAGGCCTTCCACACACATAACGTGTGATGGCTAGTCTCATCTCTTTGAAATTAAGTACAGTACAATGGGTACCGGAAAGCTTAATATCGTGAAGAAGAATATCAAAGAACTTATCTGTAATTTTTATAAGTTCTTGGTATTGTAAACCATTAAACCAAAGGCGTGCTAGTAATTTTATTATTAGTTTCGTCAGTTTAATGTTTTTCATGATGTTTTATTATTGTTGTGGCATAAGCAACAAGTCAAGTCATATGCACCTGAGGGTACTTTCCAGTTTGGAGTTCCCCAACAGCGTACATATGATAGTTGACTAGCGATTTTGATGTCCCGGATCAGTAACCGGGGGGTACCCCCACAAGGGGAATCGCAAATTATGAGTAATTCACATCCCTTCAAACAGGGTGCGAGGCTCATAATTTGTAGATAATGCCG